GTGTTGTAATAGATGCAGTTCTCGTCGGATAATACTTGATAATCAAATTACCTGAAAGATTTTCCATTGCATTTACAATCTTTTCTCTCGCGTAATCCTCTTGAAGATTTTGAAATGGAACACCTGTTAGACAGGCATCAATTCGTCTACCGACGTAAAATGCATTCAATTCAAGTGTATAGTAAATGACGGTTTTCCCTGCCTTGATTGCGTTTGTTGCAAGATTTATCAATCCCCAACTCTTACCACCACCCGCCGGTGCAACTACAACGCCTAATTCTCCGTTTGCAATTCCGCCGTTTGTAATATCGTTGATAACAGGCCAACCAGTTGAAACACAATTACGAGCACCTTCGGAGTATCGTTCTTCCACTTGGTCTTTGAAAATGTGTCCGATGTCTTTATCAGCACCAGCTTTTAGAGCGGAATCAATTTTTTTCTTGATAAGTTCAAACTTATTATTCTTCAACAGGTCAACGGATTCCAGAATTGCAATTTTCATTTTTTGATTGCGGGAAAACTCAATCACTTCACTTTTCACGTATTCCAAATCGGGGGAATTTTGAAGTCGGTATGCCTCCTTCAAAGAATCTACTATCCCAGTACGAAGAAGTTTATCTTCAATCGGAACAAGTAATGACTTGAATACTTCTTGGGTTGGTTGAGATTTGAATTTACGATGGTATTCTAAAATCTTTTCAACTATCCAATTATTGGCAGAAGATTCAAAATAACCAGGTTCTATCAGGTCATTGACTTGACCCAAAAATGTTTTATCGCCGATGAGACAAGAAATAACCTTTGTCTGAAATGTGTGCCCGTATTCTGCTAAATTGTCTTGCATTTTATGCCATTCGTTTATGTTGATTTACTATGACAACAATATACGAAATTCTTGGGGATTTACCAAATGAAAAAGGAACCCGAAGGTTCCTTTTGTTTTTATACTTTTTCAATTATTATAAATTAAGTGATTTTCCATTTTCAAATTTTAGAAGCAACTTCAAGAAATATTTCCCCGCAGAAATTTTAACAAATTTAAAGGACGCAGATTTGATTGGTGAACCCAATATATTTTTGGGTGGCCGGTTATAGAATGGGATTGCCAATCCATTTCGATCTGCATCGATCACATCTTTTTCTGTAATTATTTTTCCAACTAAACTTTGCAACTTTGAGCGATGTGTGGAATTTAGTTTGTCGATGTATTCCTTGTGTATTTTTTGAGAATACTTTTCAATTTCATCTTCTATTTTATTCTCAATAGTTGGGGCAAAATCAATCACATCATAAAGTTGGTCAATTACACCACCTTTGGCTTCATTCAAAGGTTTCTTTGATTCTTTCAAAAGACCCGCAAGTGTTTGCATTCTTTGTTTATTCATTTATTATTCTCACAAAAATTATTGGTATAGATATAAATATACCTGTCATTTTGTTTTCTCTCTATACCCGTCTAATGATTTGAAATTTGTTTGGAGCCATTCATCCCAATTTGGGAATGAACTACGAAGTTTATCTTCTAAACACATCTTATCGAGATTTATCTTTGACATACCATCAATATTTCCATCTACTAAATGGCGTATAGTTGACTTTGTTGACGATGGAATATCTACGTCTTCTAATTGCATAATCTGATAATTCGTTTGGAATGAGTCAATGTTTTCTTTGAGAGAATTCATTGCCTTTGACTTACCTTCATACAATTTACAACTTTCTACGAAATCTTCCAAATCAATTTTTGTTGGTTCACCTAATTGTGGGAAGTTTTTCAAAATCGTTTTGTCTCCCATTCCTTTGATACCGGCGATATTATCTGACTTGTCTCCCAACAGGGCTTTGAAGATTGCAAAGTTCTCTGACCAGATTCCATACTCTTCCAACAGATTCTGTGGGTTGTACATTTTCTTTTTTGTGGGAACATAAACATTCACCTTGTCAGATACCAACTGCAAAAAGTCGCGGTCATTAGACAGAATGCAAACCTTCTCTTGGAAGTAAGATGATAGATAAGCGATAACGTCATCGGCTTCGATATGGTCAATCATTATCGTAGAGATAGGAAGTTGTTGTAGGTATTGATATACCCGTGAAATTTGCCACTTCATTGATTGTTGTTCGTCTACAATATCTTCAAACCCAACTACACGATTGAGTCGTGATTTCATCGCGCGCTGTTCTTTGTAGTTTGAGTAGAGTTTTTTACGTCGTAGTGAACCACCCTTTCCATCAAAGACCACGATTACTCTCGTTGGGTTTATCATACGGATAGTGGCGGCAAGAGATTTCAAGAACCCCACAAGACCACCCACATGATTTCCGTCTTCGTTGAGTGTTGGGATCACTGAAAAGCAGCGAACAAAAAGATTCATACCATCCACGAGTAAAATTCTACTATCTCTGTGTAGGTTTTCAGATTCTTTATGTTCTCGTTCTACTTCGGCCAGGAGTTCTTTATACTTTCGCATCATCATATTCCGTTTCTATTATTGTGAGGTAGATTCAATATACGGAATTTTTATGAGATTTCCAAATCAGAGTTCGTGTTCCCACTTGAAGAAATTTCCTTTGATACCGTTTTTGTATTTATTACCTGCAATGTGATGGGACATATTTGACAATGATATTCCAAGTAATTCACACCATTCTAATCGTGTTTTCTTTTGTCCATTATAAAAACCACGAACACACATAAGATTGCCTTTGAAATTCGGATGTTTTTCACCAGTTTTAGAAAGTCCTATATTTTTCTTATGTTCGGGAGTTAGTTTTTTTCCCATATGGGACTTACTCAACTTTTGTTTTACTTCATCAGATTGATGTTTACCAAACATATGATGTCTCTCCCCTCGAGCACAGGCGTGAATCATTGATTCACTCAATTTTTTTCTAGTTTCTACTGAAAACTTCTCACCATAGTTATGATTTTTTTCACCAAGACGGGAATTACTCATCTTTCTTTTTGTTTCATCTGAATGATGTTTACCATATAGATAATGTAATTCACTTGGTATTGAGATTCCACCACTGGAATAATTGTGCATATTATAAAACATAGGATTATTACCGGCATCGTAATAATTTAGCCAATACTCTTCCCGTTCTATCAATTCTTCTTTGGAATCACATAATTCAATTATTTCTTTTCTGAAGTTTTGTTTTCCGTATTTTTGAATTGCCTTTTTCAGAATGGCACCGGAGCCGAGATAACTTGGTTTGTTTTTAGTGTCTTTGCCAATATATTGTTTACCATTCACCAAATTGGTGGTCTTATAGATAATCATAACGTTCTCCATTTATTTGATATTGTTTGTTTCTCTACTAATAAATATCAAACAAAAAGAAAAGCCGTGGGCTTAGAGAAGACGTTGTAGGAGCTGAGAAACAAACTACTAATCAAATAAAACCCACGGCGTTTTCAAAACAAAACCTATTTAGTCATCTAATAAAGGTTCATCGGAGATGATAACATCATCCAGACGCACTTCATCGGTTTTTTGGTAAACCATTATCACCTTTTCAGCAATGTCTGAATAAATTATATCAGCAAGTTCGGGGTCGGAGATAATCTTCTCCACGAAATCCTTACTCTGAAATTTTATGATTTCACCGGTGCGCTTATCAGTATATTCATACCAAGCACCGCTCTGTTTTACTAGAGAGTAATCTTTCATAACTTCAAGCCAACTAGAAAAATCATCTATTCCAGAGTCGAAATAAATAGAGTATTCTGCAGTTCGTTGTGGAGGCCCACAACGATTTTTGACGAGCTTTGCCTTTACCTTTGCACCAACTACTTCTTCGATTCCATTTATCTTTGCCTTGATTGAACCAACAGATGAAAGACGAATACGAACGGAAGCATGGAATGGAATTCCCTTACCACCTGGCGTTGTCCACGGGTCAGAAAAGGCAGGAGCATTTAGTTTCTGACGGAGCTGATTGGTGAATATAAGACAGATGCGTTCTCTTCCGATAAGATTTGTAATTTTCCGCATCGCCTTTGATATAATCAAAGCTTTTGCGGTCGCATACCCATCCTTATCGAAATCAGCCGCCATCTCTGTTTTTGTTGACGCACCTGCAATAGAGTCAACAACAATAGTCACGAGTCGGTCTTTGTCTGATGACCGAACCTTTTCTACGATAACTTCCACCGTTTCGAAAATGTCTTCCACCGTTTCGAGTGGAATGTATAACATCTCTTTTAGATTGAGACCGATTGCAGAAAGAAACTCTGTTGAAAGAGCGTTCTCCGTGTCAATGTAAACCGCAAGTCCACCTTTCTTTTGTGTGGAGAGAAGAGTGTGAGCGGCAAGTAGGGACTTACCGCTCTGCTCTAAACCTGTGATTTCACACACTCGACCGACTGGAAAACCTCCCCACTTTCGATTCGAGATTGCAAGGTCAAGGATTGTTGACCCTGTTGATACCCACTCCTTTACAATGGTAGGTGCATCTTCATCACCTTCCAAGAAGTAAGCCGTCTTCAAGTTCTGTGACTTGAATTGCTTGTTGATTGTTTCAGCGATACTACTACCGAGCTCGTCGGTGAGTTCGACTTTGTTTTTTGATTTAGCCATAACTTATCTCTTAGTTGAAGAGGTCATCAAATGCATCTTCTACGTCTGCCTTTGTGACGGATTGCTTTGGTGTTTCCGCTGGCTTCTTGTATTCAATCTCTTGAGACAGTTCTTCATTTATACCCAAGTAAGTGCTGAGTTGTGACTTCAACTCTTCGTATGATGGTTCTGGATAAAGTTCTGTGATTTCTGGTTGTTCCTTGATTTTTGCAATAACATCAGGATTTTCAGTTGCTGGTGTTTGCTTTGGCTTGATACGGATTGTTGTTTCAGCATAAGACTTACCGGCTTCTTCTGCCGACTTGACAGTCACAACAACATCACGTCCTTCGTGAAGGTCTGTAATATCACCGTAGTCAGGGTCAGCGATGAATGAAAGAAGTTCTTGGTAAATTTGCTTACCGAATCCCCAGAACTTTACACCTTCGTTCTCTTGACCACGAACGATTACAGGAACGTAGGTACGCATCTTTGGTTCCATCTTCTTACCAGTAACCCAATTTTCCTTGTCTCCAGCTTGTTGTAGCTTCTTTGCAAATTCAACAACAGGGTCAGGACGACCGAATGAAGAAGGTGACAACATTGACTTCTTGCCAAGGTTGTAGTGGAAGTGAAGTTCGATAAACGGATTCTCACGGTTGTGAGTGTAAGGAACGATTCGGATTTGGTGTTCGCCAGGTTCTGGCTTCCAAATGTTTGAAGTGCGATTGCTCGAATTCTTCAAACCGTTAAGACGATTGCGGATAGCATCAAGATTGATTGCCATATAGGTACTCCTAAAATTTAAATGATAATTGTGAACTGATAACTTTTATCTGTTCAGTTGTTAATTGATAGTACTAATATACGAAATTAAATGTTAATAGTCAATAGGTGTGGATAAAAAACCCAAAAGGGTCGGGAATTAACCCCGACCCTCTGGCTTCTTATCATCTGTGGTTCCTCTCTTTTCACGAGAGGAAACCCATTTTTCAAGTATAATTTTCTGTTCTGGTGTAAGAATTTCTTTGAGTTGTTGAATAAAAGTTGTATCGCACGACTTGACGCATTCACGAACTTTTTCTTTTGGAAGTGATTTCAGTTTGATTTGTGTTTCTTCACGAAGCTGACGGAGTTGTAAACGACCTTGTTCTTTTGTCAATTCTCCATTCTTCACTTTTGTTTTGATTGATTCTTCTTTTAGTCTTGCATTCATTAGAATTTCACGTTCTGCGTTTTTCAGTCCTTGTACACAGGCTTCTACACAAGATTTGTGTTGTGCTAAAAGTCTTTCTACTACTGGCTTTTGTTCTGGTGTAAGTTTCAGTTTGACGAGTAAATCACCAAAGATTGTTGGACGTGGTTTGTTTGTTGTGTCTTTACGGTCTGGCTTTCTTTCTTCAACTTGACCACCCTGTGTTGATTCCTCATTAGGATTGTATGTTGCAAATACGGCAGTTTCCTCTGTTGGTTCAGTTGCCATATTTGAACAACCAACTAATCCTATCGAAAGGACGGTAATGATTGAAAGTAATGTTGTCTTCATAATAACTCCTGTTTTGAATGGTTTGTTTATAGAATAACCCTATACTCTGAAAAAGGTTACACTATAATCCCAATTTTTTTCTAACTATTTCTTTTACCAACGATTTAATGTGTTTTTCATATTGTTCATACGATATAGACTCTTTCTTTTCTTTTTTATCTGATTCTTCCTCTTCTTCCGGCTTTTCTTCAGTTTCACCAGCAGGTTTTTCTTCTGGTTTTTCAGGCGCAGGTTTTTCTTCTGGTTTTTCAGGAGCAGGTTTTTCTTCTGGTTTTTCCACAGGTTCTTCTGCGGGTTTAGATGGTTCTTGTGTAGTCTTTGGTTCTGGTTCAGTTGGTTGAGCAACCGGCTCAGGAGTTTTTGTACTTGCACCAACAGAACCTTCTATTGATTTACCAGCATTGTCAGCTGCATCTTCAAGTTCAGAAGAAATAAGTGTAAACAATTGATTTTCTTCTGGTGTTAATTTAGACTTAACAACTCTTTCTATTTTTGACATTACCAACTGAATATCATTGATTCTGGCGTCATTTTTTTCTTGTTCTGTTTCTTTTGTCTTTAATGTGTTTATTACACGGAAAAGAGTTTTTAAAGTTGAATTACCGCCAAATCTTTGTGAAATCTGTTTTAGTTTATCAGAGTTACTTGAAAAAGTTTGACTCATAGGAAAATCACCCAACCATCTATAAAGCTTCTTTGCTCCAACATTCGGGAACATTATTGTCATCAGACCGCCTTTTTTTGTGGCGAGAGAATAAACGTCTACAAAAAGACAATACAACATCTGACTTGTTATATCTGTTGCAAGTCCTTCATCTATTGGTTTTTTAAATGGTTTCATAATGTGTCTCATAAATTATGGCATAAGTGATATTTTTTTATTCGTAGGATTCAGATAAACACTAACACTCGTTTCATTATTATAAAAATGAAGTTTATCTTCAACTTCTTTCTTCAACTCAAATCCTAGCTGATTTAAGGCAGATTCAATTTTTCTTCTACTATACAAACTAGTGTCTATTACATTGTTCGGTCTTAAATAAATTTTTTCTAGTATCTTTTGAAGAGAATCAAAAACAATTTGAGCACCAGACCCCTCTTTGAGTCTAGTCTCAAATTCTTCTTTTATCATACCGATTAAATAATCAGTTTCCTTTATCGTGTTTCTATTCAAATTAACTCTCATTTTAGTATACAATACACATATAAATATAGACAAACATCAAATATCATACACACGAACCATTTCAACATTTAGCAATTTCAAACCTTCTGGTTTTTTCAAAAGCATTGTGTTTCTGTAGTTTTCCCATTCTATTGGATATTGTTTATCGAGAACACCATTGTTTAGATTCATAATCAATTCATTTAAAGCATTTATCGTATAGATAGTGTTTGTTTCTTTTTTGCGGTGAACCATTATAGACCCAGGTAAAAAATCTTTTCGTGTGTCTAATAATACGTTATAAGAAAGCATGAGTTCATTCTGTATGTTCGTTGACTTTAACAAAAAGACTTTGTTGTTTAACACCGAGAATGATTTTGATATTATATCTAACGTTTCTTCTATTTCATGTTTTTTAACAAAAGTACATACTAATTGTGTTCTCAATACCTCTCTCTCATTTATTATCGTAAATGTTTTTTATGATTTCCGCTACTATTTTATCGTTCTTAATATTTTCATTGAGAACTTGTAGAAGCTGAAATTTGTGTTCTTCATTCATCAGATCAATTATACCAGATGGTATTCTTTTTGACCATTCGTTTACAATCTCATCAATAATGTTTGTCATTTTGCCCCGTCATGTATATTTTTACATATCTATAAATATCATTTAATTTCTGTAATACTACCAAAATCACTACCGACCGAACATTTCGTTGTCATTCCATCAGTTTCAAAAGCACGTTTTAGAGTATGTATCAGTTCATCCGATTGTGTTGGTATATCAAACACAAAGGCATCATACAGATACATACAGAATACCGTCCCTGTGGATTCTAATAGGGGTAGGAACGTTTTTATTTTACGAACGTTATATTCTGTCTCTAATGATTGTAAGAAGTAATTGAACACCTTGTTCGGTGTTGGGTCTTCAATATCACGGAATCTCTTATGATAAAAGTATGACTCAATAAATCCACGTTCCTGATACTCAGAGTACAGTTCATCAATCATTGCCTGAACTCTTTGGAAGAACGGATGTCCAAGAAATTGGTCGGTAATGGTTCCATAGATATTTTGAAAGACCCTTGACTTTACTTCATCATATGGAATATTCAGATTGAGTTCTTCCGCAATTTCTTCGTATGGGTGTTTAGTGAACTTGTAGTCAAGAATCTTTGCAAGTAATTTGATGTGAAAGGCATCATAGTCAAACTGAATAAGTTTTCCACTAGAAAACCTTGAATGAATCTTATTACGTGTACCGTCATTTTTATTCAGGGCAGAGAAGTTGAAGTTGTTCCATGCGTTTGATGGACGAGAAGTTGCGGTGTACCACATATAGTTTTGTTTACGCATCTCATCTTCAAATGGAACATCGTTTATCTCGATAGTGTGAAATACATCTACAAAGTCCTGACAGAATGAGATACACCCGTCTGATATTTTCTCTGGTTTGTAGTAAGGTAATGCATAGAGAATGATTCCTTCAGCAAACTCAATCCACTTTGACAAAGGAATTATCTTACCCAAGTTTTTGTTGGAGTGAAGACGGGATTGAAGTTGTTCGATGGCTTTACCATAGAAATCTTGTATATTGATTGTATCGTCTGTGTAGTATTGGAGATAAGAGTTGAGGTCTAATCCATCATTGAATCCATTATAGATTAATCCTTTTTTACCGAGTACCAGCGATTTTGGATGAAGTTGTATATCTTCCAACTTCCATTCCG